GTTCAAGATTGAGTTTGAGTGTGAGTTTCTTGGTTCGATTGACACACTGATTTCTGCTTCCAAGTTGAAGTCACTGGTTTATGAGAAACCAATCGAAAAGAATGACAGTTGTGACATTTATGAAAAACCAAGACCTGGCAGAGATTACGTTGTAACCGTTGACGTTGCCAGGGGTGTTGGTGGTGACTATTCTGCTTTTGTTGTGGTTGACATCACTTCATTCCCACACAAAGTCGTTGCTAAGTACCGAGACAACAACATCAAACCAATGTTGTTCCCAAGTGTCATTTACGAAGTGGCAAAGTCTTACAATGAAGCATTCATTCTTTGTGAAGTGAATGACGTTGGTGATCAAGTTGCCAGCATTCTTCAGTATGACTTGGAGTATCAAAACCTGCTGATGTGCTCAATGCGAGGCAGAGCAGGTCAAGTTGTTGGACAAGGTTTCTCAGGAAACAAGACACAACTGGGTGTCAAGATGTCCAAGACTGTGAAAAAGGTTGGTTCACTCAACCTCAAGACAATGATTGAAGAGAACAAACTTCTCTTCTGTGATATCGACATTATCTCTGAGATGACAACCTTCATTCAGAAGAACAGTTCGTTCGAGGCTGAGGATGGTTGTAATGATGACTTGGCAATGTGTTTGGTCATTTATGCGTGGTTGGTTGCACAAGATTACTTTAAAGAACTTACTGACCAAGACGTAAGGAAGAGACTCTATGACGAGCAAAAGAATCAAATTGAACAGGACATGGCTCCTTTTGGTTTTATCTCTGATGGCCTGGACGCTGAGAGTTTTGTGTCTGATGATGGCGACAGATGGTACGCTTCCAAATCTGATGCGTTTGATGAGTATGGAGTAGCAGCAGGAGGATGGGAACTCTGGGGTAAGTATTGATGGATCTCGACGACCAGTTATCTTTAAACCATCTATTACTTAGTGACAGAAGATGTCGTTGTTGTGGTGAAGTCAAGAACCTCATTGATGGGTTTTATAAGACAAGAAAAACCAAGGGAAAGAATGCCTCCGCTTATTCTTATGAGTGCAAGGTGTGTACCATAAAGAGGATTGTTGAGAGGAGAAAAAAGAAAGATCCATTCCAAGACTGGTCATATCCTGACTGGTAAGTCAGTTCACCACCCATTTCCCCCCTGAAAACACCCAAATCTCTAAATATTATCAGATAAACTGAGAAACTTTTAGGGAGAAAAACATGGCGACTCCTCAATTATCTCCTGGTGTACTAATCAGGGAAGTTGATCTTACAGTCGGAAGAGCCGAAAACGTTCTTGATAATATTGGTGCTATTGCTGGTCCTTTTTCACAGGGTCCAGTAAACGAGGTTACACAGATTAACACTCAGCAACAGTACATCGACACCTTCGGTCAACCAATCTCGACTGACCGTCAGTACGAATACTGGATGACAGGTTCAGAGTTCCTGTCTTACGGCGGTGTTCTGAAGGTTGTTAGAATCGGTGGTGGTTCACTGGCAAACGCAAATGCTGGTGTCGGCATTGCTTCAACTACTTCTCTGAGAGTTGACAACTACGACGATTACGAACAAAACCATACAACTGACACTTCCTGGTATTACGCAGCAAGAAACCCTGGTAACTGGGGAACCGACCTGAAAGTTTGCGTCATCGACAACGCTGCTGACCAAACAATCGGAATTGCAACAACCAACCCAGGTGCAATCGGTGGTGTTATTGGTTACGGTGTAACCGCAGCTCTGTCAAACGTTGTTGTTCCTGGCGCTGGTTCGACCACTGGTTTCACTGGTTATCTGAAGGGCATCATCACTGGTGTTACAACGGACGCAACCAACTCAAACTCAACAATCGACGTTAAGATTGTTGCAAGAGTTTCTTCCGCTGGAACAACTTATCCAATCAATTATCGTCAGAGCGACCCAGGTCAATCTTTCGAAGCATCCGATTCATTGAATCTGGTCAACAACTCTGGAGTCACAACTGGAACAGCAACTGCTGCTTCAATCCTCGACTGGTACGACCAGCAGACACTTGGTCTGACCAACTCCACAGTTTATTGGAAGTCCATCGCTCCAAAACCTGTAAGCAGCAACTACTCAAGCAGCAGAAACGGTGGCGGTGATGGAATCCACGTTGTTGTTTATGATGACACTGGTAAGGTCACTGGAATCCAGGGTAACATTCTGGAAAGACACCTGAATCTGTCGAAGGCTGCTGACGCTTCCGCTGACGGAGACGCTCCAACCAAGACTTACTACAAGGATTTCATCGCTAATGGATCCGAGTACATCTTTGCTGGTCACAACCCATCATCTGCTGATGACGCTTATTGGGGCACTGCTCCTCTGGCAACTGGTTTCTCAACCGACTTCACTAAGTACACAACTTCTGAAGGTCTCTGGGGTCAGGACGCTCAAGGTGTCAAGTTCAGTGCCATCGGTAACGTAAGTTACACCCTCGGTGGTGGTGTTGATTATCAAGCAGGTGGCGGCATGGAAGCCACTCTGGGCGATCTGGTAACTGGTTACGGTTACTTCGACAACAAAGATGAAGTAGCAGTTGACTTCATCATGATGGGTCCTGGTCTCACAACTGAGTCCTCCTCTCAAGCAAAAGCGAACTACATCATCTCTCTTGCCGAATCAAGAAAGGATTGTGTCGCTTGTGTTTCGCCCCACAGAGCAAACATCGTCAACGTTTCCAACTCAACAACACAAACCAATAACCTGCTGAGATACTTCGCTCCTCTGTCAAGTTCTTCTTATGCAGTGTTTGACAGCGGTTACAAGTACACTTACGATCGCTTCAACAATGAGTTCCGTTACATCCCTTGTAACGGTGACACCGCTGGTCTGATGGTCAGAACTGGCATCCTTGCTTACCCCTGGTTCTCACCTGCTGGTCAGCAAAGAGGTGTTCTGAACAATGCCATCAAACTCGCTTACAACCCCAATAAGGCACAGAGAGACCTGCTGTATCCAGCAAGAGTCAACTCAATCATCAACCAGAGAGGAACAGGAATTGTTCTCTTCGGTGATAAGACTGCCCTGGGTTACTCTTCTGCCTTCGACAGAATCAACGTTCGTCGCCTGTTCCTGACAGTTGAGCAAGCACTTGAGGGTGCTGCTAACGCACAACTGTTCGAACTCAACGATGTTAACACGAGGTCCAACTTAGTCCACACCGTCGAACCTTATCTCCGCGACGTTCACGCGAAGAGAGGCATCTACGACTTCTTGGTTGATTGTGATGAAACTAATAACACTCCTGATGTGATTGACAACAATGAATTCAGAGCAGACATTTATCTGAAACCAACCAAGTCTATCAACTACGTCACCTTGACCTTCGTCGCAACCCGCACTGGCGTTGCCTTCGAAGAAGTTGTTGGAACTGTTTGATCATTACTACATAAACATAGGAGGACCTAACAATGGCTGAGACCAGAACACTCTCACAATTCAAATCTAAACTGGCGGGTGGTGCAGCCCGCCCCAATCTGTTCGAAGTTTCAATCCCTTCGTTCCCAGCATCCGTTGTTGATGCTTGGGGAAGTGGAGATGACGGCGAGAACGGTGTTTTCAAATTCCTGTGTAAAGCAGCGCAACTGCCTGCTTCCACAGTTTCTGAAATCTCTGTTCCTTTTAGAGGAAGAAACCTTAAGGTTGCTGGAGACAGAACCTTCGCACCTTGGGTTGTTACCGTCATCAACGACGAAGACTTCAAACTGAGAACTGCCTTCGAAAGATGGTCAAATGTACTGAGCAAGTTGGATGATGCCACTGGCGTTTCTAACCCAACCTCTTACATGACTGATGCTTATGTTCAGCAACTCGGAAGGGGCGCAACAACATTCTCAACCAACAATGATGGTGGTGAGTCTGCTGTTCTGAGAACTTACAAGTTCTATGACATCTTCCCAACTGAAATCAGTGCCATTGATCTCAATTATGACCAAACCAATGCCATCGAAGAATTCCAAGTAACCTTCCAGGTTCAGTACTTCTCAGTTGGTGAATCACAACAGTCTAGCGGAACCAACGCTGGAGAGGTTCTGATTCGTTGATAAATAACTAGACAAAAGAGTCTAGTTTCTAATAATGGCTGCGAGATTATTTGGTTTCTCAATTGAAGATAGCGAAAGGACTCCACCTGGCGTAGTTAGTCCAGTTCCACCTAATAACTTAGATGGTTCTGAACACTACGTCAGTTCGGGGTTCTTTGGTTCGTATGTGGACATCGAAGGTGTCTACAAAAACGAGAACGATTTGATTCGTCGTTATCGCAGCATGTCGCTTTATCCTGAGTGTGACAGCGCAATTGAAGACATTGTGAATGAAGCAATCGTTGCTGATACAAATGACAGTCCTGTATCAATCGAACTGTCAAACCTGAAGGCAAGCGATTCAATCAAAAAGAAAATTAGAGAAGAGTTCAGATACATTCTTGAACTTCTCGACTTTGATAAGAAAGCACACGAAATCTTCCGTAACTGGTACATCGACGGAAGACTGTACTATAACAAAGTCATTGACCAAAAGAGACCTCAGGATGGGATTCAAGAACTGAGATACATTGACGCATCTAAGATGCGTTATATGCGTCAACTGAAAAAGAAAGGAAAGGATAGCGTTCAGTCATTGGAAAGAGCAGCAGGTTCGACAAACCCTGCAAATTATGACTTCCCTGATATTGAAGAATACTTCATCTACAATCCAGGTACTTATGATGGTGGACCAGTCAATACTGGTTATAGCGCGGCACCCACTAAAGCAATCAGAATGACTCGTGATTCTGTCACATATTGTACCTCTGGTCTGGTTGACAGAAACAAGGGATCAACGTTGTCTTGGATGCACAAGGCAATCAAACCACTGAACCAGTTGATGATGATTGAGGACTCCCTCGTCATCTATCGTCTGTCAAGAGCACCAGAACGTCGCATCTTCTACATTGACGTTGGTAATCTGCCCAAGATGAAGGCAGAACAATACCTTCGTGATGTCATGATGCGTTACCGAAACAAGTTGGTTTATGATGCCAACACTGGTGAGATTCGTGACGACAAGAAATTCATGTCAATGATGGAAGACTTCTGGCTTCCAAGACGTGAAGGTGGTCGTGGTACTGAGATTACCACACTGCCTGGTGGTCAGAACCTTGGTGAAATTACTGACATTCAATACTTCCAAAGAAAACTTTACAGAGCACTGAATGTTCCTGAGACAAGAATCGAAGGGGAAGGTGGTTTCTCACTGGGTCGTTCTTCTGAAATCCTGAGAGATGAAGTCAAGTTCTCCAAGTTTGTTGGAAGACTGAGAAAGAGATTCTCTCAGATGTTCCAGGATATGCTGAGAACTCAACTTCTTCTGAAGAACATCTGCACTCCCGAAGATTGGGAGGTGATGGCAGATCACATTCAGTATGACTTCCTTTATGATAATCACTTCGCTGAACTCAAAGATGCGGAGTTGATGGAAGGGAGACTGAACCTTGTGTCTCAAGCTGAACCTTACATCGGTAAGTATTACTCACAAGATTACGTCAGAAGACAGATTCTCCGTCAGACTGACGAAGAGATTCTGGAACAGGATTATCTCATCGAAAAAGAGATTGCAGAAGGTGTCATTCCTGACCCCAATGCTCCTGCTGAACTTCCAGGTGAAGCACCTGGTCAACCTGGTGCAGTTGGTGGTGTTCCTGATGCCATGGGATCTGGTGGAGCACCTCTGGAACCTGAAGCACCAGAAGCAACAGAAACTCCCTCACCCAAAAATCCCCCTGGTGGTGAGATCTAAATAAGACTGTAGATTATTACTTTTTACAATGCCTGCGATGGACGACCTTATGAATTTGCTGGTGCAGGATGATCCCTCATCAGCACAAATTAGTGACCAAATCAAAGATATTCTTTTTGCAAAGAGCGCAGAAAAGATCGAAGCAATTCGACCAGAAGTTGCTGCTTCGGTTTTCGACGACGGTTCTGATGTAGATCTCGACGATTCGGATGAACCCGTTGAGTTCGAAACCGACGTAGATCTCAGTGCTGAAACAGAAGAAGAATAAATAACTAGATAAGAATATTGTTATCTGAATAATGGCTGCCCTAAAACCAGTTGGTGTAAATACCACACTTTCAACTAGCGGAACCGCTTCAACATCGATTGCGATTGCACAACAATCAGATGCAATTCGTGTTGCTGCCGAAGGTGCTGGTGTGCACGTCAAAATTGGAGGAGATCCAGTTGCGACTGCACTTGACTACTATGTAACGACAGGAGAACCCGAAACGATTAGTATCGGTCCTGTTCAATCACAAAGAGTTGTCGGAATTACCACTGGTGCAACCACGACGATTGACTTCCCCGAAGGAACTGGTTGTCCTTTTGCTGTTGGTGAATATGTTTCACTGACGGTTGATGGACAAAGTGATCTGGACTTTGAGCACCAACAGATTGCATCTATTAATAACACCTCCAATGTTGGTGGTTATTACAACACAAGATGCGTAGTTTCCTATGATTCTGCATCTGTAACAACTGTGTTCAATGGGGTATCAGCAACCTTGAGAAAATCAATCAAGGTTTCTGTGGTAACAAATTCTGGAACAGGCACAGCCTTTATTCAACAAGT